TGTTGGAGTTGCTACCTTAGGGGCGGGAACCGAAGCACCGAAGTTAGTCTTGCCGTCGCGGGCAGTTGTGTGATCAACAATTGGACCACCAGGACAAGCAGTAGCTTTAAAACTACGATGCGGCTTGACCGCGTTTCCTGCCTTACCGTTTTTGCGTAGCTCATTGATCCACCAGTCAAGTGCATCAAGAGCCTCCTGTGTAGGCTTCTGACCTTCGCCACCAATCCAGACAGCAGCGTAGTAATTCTGGTTTCCGGCATTAGTTCCATTAGCACCAGTACGGACACCGGCGCCACGACCAGCAAAAGCATAACCGTGATTACAGAACCCACCCGTATAGGCAATGTCTGACCACCCGTGCGTGTTCATGTGGAATCTCTGCCAAGCAAGCCAGGTAGCGATGCAAACATGATGCTCAGAACCTGAGTCTGCTGCCTTCTGACGAGGACCACCGTAATGCGTAGCAACACCACCCTTATCGGGAGTAACGTTTCGACTTACTGACTTGGGCGCGCGTAGGCCCGCGTCCGCGCGAGACACGAATCCTACAATCTGGGCAGTCATGAACTCTCCTCTACTTCTTCCTCAGTGGCCAGATGGTCAACACCGGCATCTTCGGGTTCCGCTGAATCATCTTCAGGAACGTCGGTAAGGTTTGGGGTGATGGCCCCATCGGGCGTGACGGACTGCGGGGGACTTGGGTTCGAGTTCTTGTCATCTTCTCGAGACTGGTTTTCCTGATTCTCTTCCTGCGGAGTCTGGTCTTCCATGATTAAATCCTTTCCCATAGCATGGTATCGTCGGGCCTACGCTCAACGAATGGACGAGCAAGTTGGTTCTCATCGCCATAGTGAATGGCGTTGTGTGTTCTATGTGTTGTGGTAATCAAATATTCAGGATCTAGAATTCTTGGATCTTGATGGATAATAGAATCAGCATCCATTGGGTTCATATGATGAACTAATAGTTCCCCATGAATATCGTATCCCTCAATTCCTAAGTCACACCCATTGTCTCGAGCGATAACGTGATGTCTAAGATCGCGCCACTCTCGTGATCTGTAAAAAGCTTGATTAATATAACGATCAAACCCAAAACTACTACTTCCAACCGAACCTTGTAGGCGCAAGTAGTTGTAACGATCTTCAAAAGTACGAAGCCCTTTCATTCTAGAATATCGCCTAATCATCTTGGTCTTCTAGCTTCTTAAGGGGTTCGCTGCCAGCGTAAGCACGCATAGCATCGATCGCGGCTCCATAAAGTTCTTCAACTCGCTGCGCTGAAGCCATTGTTTCTCGTTTGGCGACAAGAAGCAAGTTCTCATTGTGCAAACGCTCTTGTTCGAGCAATTCTCGAGAAGAACCGAGCTTCAAGTAGTGAGTAATAACCTGGGCCGAAGCAGATCCTTCGGCTAGTTGCTTTTCAGCAAGGTCAACCGCTTTAGATATGAGCTGATTCTCTCTAGCCTCAGGAGTTGTTGCCGGAGGCCGTCGACTTGTCTTGACCTTTTCTTTAGTTACGCGTTGCGACGCCACACTTTTCAACTCCTTTCCTAGTACTTACTAGGGGCTAAAAATGAAAACTTTTTTCCAGAGACTCCCGCGGGGACATTTTCGGGAGGCAGCGATGCAAGAGGGGGGTCTTTTTTTGCGAACCCCCGCCCCCCTGTCTAAGCTTGGGGACCGAAGTTGCAAAACAAAAGAGAACTCGAAGGGTTTGCGAAGAAAGTTTGTCTTCACTCAAAAGAATTTTAAATTGAAACACTAAGAGCGAAGAACAAACCAACTCAACGAGAACAAAAGTCAGTAAGAGAAGAACACTAGCTTTTTACATTACATCTGTGTTAACTTGCTAGGTGTTCAGCCTCTTCACGTGTTACCTTCTTGTATAGACCTAACACGTTCTCAGTTACAATCTCATCAATTGCGTATTGAATGGCTACATGTTGGTCTGGTTCAGATAGCTCGTCTGAAGTTCGGGCTATTCTAGCCAAGAATGATGTAGTATGATAGCCAAGCAACACATCGAACAGATACCATTCATCGAAGTTAGTGAAAGGATTGAAAGGATTGTCAACTGTTGTCAACATGTATTCATCTCTATCACTTAACATGCGTTCAACTTCATCTGCCATTTCAACCTCCTAACTGATTGCTGTTGTGATTGTGGTAACAGACACACCTAATTGGTCAGCGATGTCCGCTTGAGTGTAGCCTGATGCAGCCATACTCTTAGCTCTAGCAACCATGACTGGTGACATGGTAGGCGCGCTTCTAGGTGTAGCCAGCTTTCTTACTTGCTCAAGGTCTGTGTTCCTTAGAATCTCGGTTAACTTGTAGTTAGTGATAGCACCTGCCTGAATCGCGTCCCATTCAGATGGTGTGATTGCAATGCGTTCTTTACTAGCACCAGTACGAGTACGGGCTTCTGCTAAGGCCTGTCCTTTAAGTTTCCTTACCTCAACCCTATCCATGTCTGGATTGGCACGCCGTTTCATAGTGACTACGGTATTGGCTACGATTTGGGCCTGCCGTTCACGTGGGGCGTTCATGAGGGCGATGTTTAACTTGGAGTTGAGGGAGGTCACTTCATTTGAGTAGGCGGCCTTTGCTGAGGGTGAGTAGGGGGTAGTCTTTGTGTTGACTGACGCCAACCTTGCTTGATCACCCAAGTCTTTTAGTTTGTTAGAGTGGTCAGCATACAACTTCTCCATTGCGGTACCTGAAGAAAGAGTATGCGCATCACTTGTTTCAGCTAGCTTCTTAGAGATGTGAGTTCTAGGAACGAGCTTACCTGTTGTGCGGTCGATAGTTGTTTCACCCGTAGGTACGAAGACCTTCTTACCAGTCGCCTTGTCTATGGGTCCACCTTCAGCCGCTGGCCTAGGCTTCGTGTTCTCAACACGGAGCTGACCCTTAGCTCTAGAGATTAGAGTTGCTGCACCACCTCTCTTTTTACCTTGATACTTCTCATGGAGCTGGGGTATACCATTGTCAACCGCTGATTGTTTGTAGTTTAGATTTTTCTTTTCTGCATCAATGACTACCATCGAATGCCGAACTGCTCGAGCTAGCTCGGAGTGCGATGCTCCTTGAAGAGTCATGTCGGTAATCAGATTAGAGACGATACCCATTTGATTGTTTTTAGTTTCAACTGACATCTTAGGCATTCCCTCATAAGCAGGGAAAGCTGCTGTGGGGTCAAAGTTCTTTAATGCCTCAAGAGGAGGAGATGTCTTAACCTTGCTGTTGTTGTTAGGTATGACTAAGACTGTGTCACCATCGAAGTCAGCACCAGATAGTCTTTCTGCTACCTTACTATTGATACCTATAGCATCTTGTGGATTGCTACTAAGTAGAGATCTAGCTTCTCGATTCCTATTGTTTACTGTGAGTTCTGGAATCTCAAAGATACCACCATGAGGGTAACGAATCAACACAACACGCTCACCATCTCTAAAGTTTGGTGCGTAGATCTCTGTTGGCTTCATAGAGTTGACGGGTAGAATTACGTGTGACCCTTGACGAGGTAGATGTGCTGCCTTCAAGTGGACCGCTGAAGAATCAGCATCGTCAGCAAGGGCATCAAGCAACTTCTTACGCACAGCAGGATTAGTTAGTTTTCTAATCTCGTTAAGTTCGTTCTGTTTTCTTTCAAACATCATGTCGAGTTGTGTCTTAGCTAACAATGGACTCTGTTTAGACAACACTTGGGGTGCTATAGTTCTAGACCAATTCTTCCAGTCACCTTCCTCATTGATGACATTCATAACACCACGTTGTCGACTGATAGTAGAACCAAAGGGGTTGTCTGGGTCATCTTTCATAGGCTTCATCGCATCTAGTTTATTAGTTGAGTCTTTCTTAGACTTAACTGTATTGAATACTAGATCAACACCTGGTGGTAGATCAGACTTATACATAGCCATGCCTTTGAGGAAGTGTGTCCCATCAACGGCAATACGAACCTGAGCATACCTGGACGAACCAAGAGAAATATCATCGACGCCTGGTCTAACATAGATGACGCCGTCTGCTTCGTTACCGCCATCTTCTGCATACCGAACCTGAACACGCTTCGAGTTGATTGAAACAGGGGGTGTAATCCCAAGATAAGTACGACCACCATCTTCTGAGTATTCTGAAATCTGTCTAATCTTACCTTTATTCTTATATACCTCAGAATATGTAGTGTCTGGCTTAGCTAAGACCTTCAACCTTGTATAATGACCAGTCCCCAACTGCTCCTCTTTGACATAGTGAATGCCGTAACCTTCTTCTTGTAGTCTTGCTATAGCGGTATTTAATTTTGTTCGACTAATACCAATCTTCTGGTCTGTGTTTGGCGCACCTGGTAAGTTGAGCTCAGCTCCAGCACCAACATCAAGATATACTTTCTCAGCAACCTGCTCTTTCAACATGTTTGCTGTTTTCTCAAGAATATCTGCCTTGTCCTTCTGGCCAGGAGCAAGAAGTGCTCTAACAGAAGATTCGTTGATCCCCATACGTTCACCAATAGCAACGTTTGACCAACCACGATCTTCTTTAAGTCGCTGAGCCATAGCAATATCGGCTTGTTTAAGCGCATTCCTGGCAATAGATCTAGCAGCGCGAAGTTGGGTTGTAGTAAGACCAAAACCCTGAGCAATATCAGTATCACTCATTCCTTCTTTACGTAGATCACCGACCACATCAAGAAACATCTTATTACGCTGATTGGGGTTCTCACCAGAGCCCCAAGGATATCGACCTGACTTACGGAGGATGCCGTAGTGAGCTAAATATTGTTCTTCATCAATGATCAAGACATCGCCTCCAGTCTAAGTGCGTTGATCCGCTTGTCAAACCCAACAATCTTATCCATAATATGAGTAATGAGATCGGGGTCGGCTTCAAAGACCTGAACCTCATTGTTTTGATAGATTCGAAGCTCGATCTCAATCTCAGTTGGTTTGAATCGATACTCAAGACAAAATAAGGCTGCGTAAACCTCGAGTTGATGTATGGAACAAGGATGGAGTCCTGTTTTCAAATCATGAACTCTAAGTTTGTTACGACGGAACGAAACGGTGTCAGCTGTCCCAAAAGCGTTATCGGAGTAATATAGAATCTGCTCTGGAGTCATCCTATAACCAATTGCGTCGTTGACATAAAGGTGTAGTGTCTTTGCAGACTTGGGTAGTTTAACACCTAGACGAATGGCGTCAAGTGCAAAGTTGTGTAGATCGGTTCCTCTTGCCGATGCCATCTGAGCTGTGAAAACCCGATCTAACTTCTCCTCATCATAATTAATCCAGTGGTATTTACTAGCGCTTAGGAACGCGTGTTGGCCGACAAGCTTGGAGTGTGTGTTGAAGAGCATTTAAAACATCCTCTTCTATGTCGGGATAGATGAACGCGGCAAAAGACATGTCATCCATCGCATCAATATAATAGTCCTGGTTTGGCTGATTAGGAGAATCGGCAGAAGCTTTCACCTCTAGTACTCCCCAACTACCTTTGTATAATATAGTTAAATCAGGAACACCTTGTAGGTAGTCAGTGTCGTTTTTAAGAATCAAACACCCAGGGAGTCTATCACGTATTTTCTTAATAAGTTGTGCTTGGTACTTACGCTCTAACATATCAACCCCTTATTATAGACGACGTACAACCACCAAGATCAAAAGTACGATCAACACGATCAAAAGAATACTCTCAATAGACATGGGTCATCTCCTTTCTGC